ATAGTGATGAGGTTAGCGTAAATGGACTTGATTTTGTTATTATTAGATTCAACTAATTTATTTACAGGTAACAAAGTTTTTATTACTTTTCTTTTATGGAAACAAGTTGGATATTTCATGAACCCATAGATTTTGAACACAAACAATATGTTCTTCTTGGTTATTTACAAAAAATAAGAAAAAATCTAAATAGTTTAAAACTTTACCCAAACTTCCAACAAATTTCTCTACACTTAGCAAATATAAATCTTGTTATCGAAAAAGGACAATACGTTACTCTCAACCGACAAATAAAAGACCCTGACGATGAGATACTAATAACTGATTTAACACCACTAAACGTTCCAATTTTTTCGAAAGAGGAACTCGACGAGTTGTTTAAAATATGTATGTATTCGTCTGAAAAACTCAAAGATGAGTTCAATCAAGCAAAGGCCATATGGGAGATTGCAAATGATTCGATTTCTATCGAAGTGATACAAAACAAAAATGCAACTGTTAAAAAACAAGGTCTTTTTTATATTGAGAATAACGATAAGTACACATTATATGAGTTTATTGTAAAACCAATAAAAAAAAACTCAGTAGAAACTAAAAACTTAATTAAAAAAGTTTGTGTGTCAGAAGACAATACTTTCGAAGGGTGTTTTAATGGACTTAAAAAAACTTTGATAAAAAATTTAGAACAAGAAGAGGTCCACAAAAATTTAATACTATTTAAGGTAGTTCACACAAATCAGTTCCCACTCAAAGAAACATTAATACCAATAGCAAAAAGAAAAGTTATGAACTACATTAATCAGTCTAAGTTTATTGAGGTAAAAAATTTGACAAAAAAAATATAAAAAACTATTATTGAACTATGGAAATTAATTTTTACGACATTTTAAAAAAACTATCAAAAGATTACCCAAATGATAGTGAGTTTGGTTCTAAAGTCAGAAGAGTCCTTTTAGAGTTAGATGGTGAAGTTGAAAGTGATATTTTAACTATCGTTGCCGGTAAATTGGAAGTTGAAAGTGAAGACATCAAAGTTAAACCGACAGAAGAAGAGTTGAACAAATTAGAAAGTTTTTTGAAAAATGTTAAACACACGAGTTAAATGGGGTTGAACAAAAGATTTCTAAAAAAAGAAAACATTCTAAATAATATTGATAATATATTAAATTATTTTAACGTCGATATACTATTCTGTACCGACGAGTTTTCTATGCAAGTCTATAACTTTTACAAAAAAGGTAAAACCAAAGAAGAGATAATAAATTACATAAATAAAATCAAATGAAAGTTAAATTAGAATATGTTTGGTTAGATGGTTACAAACCAGAACCTAACTTACGAAGTAAAGTCAAAATCGCTGACTATAATTCAATATACGATAAGAGAACAGGAGATTTAGTTTTCCCAATGTGGAACTTTGACGGTTCATCAACAAACCAAGCCGACACTGGTAATTCAGACAGATTATTAAAACCTGTTAGACACTATATGACAGATTTACAAAATACAATTTACGTTTTGTGTGAGGTATTGAATCCTGATGGTAAACCACATGAAACAAACCAAAGAGCAAGACTTCAAAATGAGGAGGAAGATTTATGGTTTGGATTTGAACAAGAATACTTTATTCGAGAAGAAATTGGTGGAAGTATGTTAGGGCACAAAAGAAACATTTTGAAAGGTCAAGGAGAATATTATTGCGGTGTGGGTCATAATGTTGTTGGTCGTGATTTTGTTGAAGAACACTTAGAAATGTGCCTATCTCATAAAATTGACATTACAGGTACTAATGCTGAAGTGGCTTTAGGTCAGTGGGAATATCAAGTTTTTTCGAAAGGTAAATTGAAAGGAGGTGATGACCTTTGGATGAGTAGATATTTCTTATATAAGATTTCTGAAAAATACGGATATCATATTGATTTACATCCAAAACCATTAACACACGGAGAATGGAATGGCTCAGGTCTTCATACAAATTTTTCGAACGATAAAATGAGAAACAAAGGTGGATATGATTACTTTATGGCTATCTTTAGTGCATTTGGTTCAAGACACGAAGACCATATTAAAGCATATGGGTCAAACAACAATCTTCGTTTGACTGGTGAATATGAAACACAATCAATTGATAAATTCAGTTGGGGGGTTTCTGATAGAGGGGCATCCATTAGAGTTCCGCAAGAAACTTCAGTTGAGTGGAAAGGTTATGTTGAAGACCGACGCCCAGGTTCAAACGCCGACCCATACAAAATTATTCGTGAGATTGTCAATTCATTAGACACCACACATCAAATTTATGAAATGAAAAATATGATGAATACTTACGTTGATGCAAAAACATTGGAGGGAAAGTATGGAACAAAATCTAATGATGAGTTATTAAAAGAATATCGAGAAGAATAATGGAACACGTTAATCACCCAAAACATTACGGAGGAGAAGATAATCTTTATGAAGCAATCAAAGTTATTGATGCTTGGGATTTAGGGTTTAGTTTAGGAAATACAGTAAAATATATAAGTCGTGCAGGAAAAAAAGGAAAAGATAAAGAACTCGAGGACCTCAGAAAAGCTCTATGGTACCTCCAACACCACATCGAAACACTTGAAGAAAAAAACAGGAATTAATAGAGAAATAACAGTTTGGGATGCACTAACAACACCAAAAGAATTAATAAGAGAAACTTTAATTAATTTTTCTTGGGGATTTTTAGGAAACTCTGTTGTTGTATTTGTTGCAAAAGAACTGGACTTTATGGTTTTGATAAACTATATTGTTTATTACATACTAATATCTTACATTGTGAATAGGAAAAAATATGATACCATACTTGGAAAGTTTATAGTACTTCCTGGCTCAGCGGCCGTAGGGGCTTTTACAGGTTACAAGTTGGCTCAAATAATAGTTAATATAATTTAATAAATGGAAACAAGATACAGAATAATTGCCACATGTATATCCATAGTTTGGTTGGTGATGGTATGGACATTAGTATATGAATTAATAAAAATGATATTTTAAAATGATAGAAACAGGAATAATAATTAATGGTTATTGTATTGAAGTAATGAAAACATTACCTGAAAGTTGCGTTGATTTAATTGTCACGTCACCACCTTATGGGGTTGGCATTGATTACGATGTACACGAAGATGATATGGAATTTAATGATTATGTTGAGTTTGCCAAATCTTGGTTAAGTGAAGCTTATAGATTGTTAAAAGATGATGGACGAATTGCCTTGAACATTCCTTATGAGATTAATAGACAGAAAAAAGGTGGACGTATCTTTTTTGTTTCAGAGATGTGGCAAATTATGAAAGAGATTGGTTATGGTTTTTTTGGTATTGTTGACCTTGAAGAACAATCACCCCATAGAAGTAAGACCACGGCATGGGGTTCTTGGATGAGTCCGTCATCACCATATATCTATAACCCAAAAGAGTGTGTTATTTTAGCTTACAAAAACAAACACATCAAAAAAGTCAAAGGAGAACCACAATGGACCGGAGTTCCAACTGAAATAGAACAAGAAGACGGTTCAATAAAAAAGAAAATGGTTTATGATGAGAATGATAAAAAAGAGTTTATGGAACTTGTGTTTGGTCAGTGGAATTACTTTGCAGATACTAAGTCACTCACCAAGGCTACGTTCTCGATGGACATACCAACTAAGGCAATTAAGATATTATCCTACAAAAACGATATAGTCTTAGACCCATTTGCAGGAAGCGGTACTAGTTTAGTGGCTGCTGAGGTATTAGGTCGTAGATGGTTAGGAATAGAACTATCACCAAACTATTGTGATATAGCTAAAACAAGAGTTGAATATTTCAAAACTTTAGAAACAATAATAGAAACCCCAATTTAATTTGGGGTTTTTTATTTTATAAGGTATTTATTAATATGAAAATCATCATCACAGAAAATCAACTAAAGTCTCTTATTTCAGAATCTGGTATTCGAGATATAAATGATTTATTGAAAAGATATAAAAAGGCGAAAATATATTTTCATCAAGATTTAGATGGTGTAGCTACTGCAATTGCAATGAAAAAATATCTTGAAAATCAAGGGTTCAAAGTTGTTGATTGTGAGGTTATACAATATGGTGAAAAAGAATGGGCAATAAAAAGAGCAGACATCAGTGATGAGGCTCGTGGAGAAGTAATGCCGGTACTTGTAGATTTTGCACACGGAAAACCTATGTTTGAAATTCATACTGACCACCACGACAGTCAAGTTGGTGTTGA